GCTGGATCTTTATAAATCATCCTTATGCCTTGACTTAATAATCCCCCCGCTAAAACTTTCACTGGTTGAATTTGTGGACCGAGTGTTTTTTTTGGATTAACTTGAAGAGCTCCCTGCTTGCCATATTTTTTAGAAATAATCCATTGTCTGGGTGTGATCATAATAAATCCTTAAAATAGTCTATATTGTTTAAAGGCGCATTGATACCTTGCGGATCCGGTCCTTTTTTAGGAGGCGGTCCAAAACGTTTGCCTTGTGAAAATTGTCCTTGGTTGGCTTTTACCATTTTTCCTTTTTTACCATAAAGTCTTGTGTTAGCAGTACTACCTGAATCATAAGCTTTAAAACCCCATCCACTTTTTGTTTCTGGAATTGCAGTTGAAGCCACGGAGTGGGTATTCAAAGTAATTTGAGCCATTCCCTCACCCCCACCATTAGGTGAAGTAACCGGCTTATACTTAGCCGCTTTCATTTCATTCGGATTTAAAACGTCAAACCCTTTTTTAGTAAATGCATCTGATTTTTGCTGTTCTGTTTTTTTCTTACCTAATCTGGAAAAAAGATTAATGGCTGCCCCTACAGGATTTTTGGTAAAGATGCTTCCTGCTAAACTTAAATTTTTAACTCTATCGTCTCTGATAATCGTTTTTTTAGTAACTGTAGTTCCATTACCTCCCGTTCTATGACCTGCGCCGGGTGTATAACTTGCGCTTGTTCCAGGAGACATAGCTTTTCCTTGGGTTCTAGCCTCAGCTTCTGCTCCTTTAAAAAATCCTTTAGGCCGTTTAGACATTATTTCTTCTTCCTGATCGCTTTGGTTCTACGATCTTCTGCGGTTCGTTTCATTTTTTCAACCCCTATCTTCTGGGCTGCAATTTTTTCAGTTAAATCCAGCTTGTCGTCCGCTACACGAATTCGTGCTTTGGATGCATCTTCATCATTTTCAACTTTCATCTTTTCTAAATCAATCTTTTCTTCGAATTGATCTTCCTTCATACCGATGTCCGCCATCTTTTCAGCAGCTTTTCTTTGCATATCCATCGATTTCAAATCTAATTCTTGTTGTTTCAATTGTACCAGAGGATCTTTTTGTTGTCCCACGATCGATCTTTCTACCAATTGAGTTGTGATTTCCGCGATTCGTTTTGCAATCATGGCATTCACTTGAATTTGAGCTCCTTCAGGATCTTGTTGAAGTTGTTGTTTGAGTTGTGGATTTTCTTCAATCATAGCACCCACTTCTCCTGTAGCCTGTAAACTGACGTGTTGTGAAATATGACCTACCAATAGAGCGTGTACCATCGGATTAATTTGAACCATCCGCGATTGAATGAAAGCTCCGTGAGCCGTGATATGGGCTTCATGATCCTGTTCTGGAAAAGCGAAAGGCAGTTCCATTTTTAAAGCTTCTGCATTCTCGATTCCCGGATCTTTACGTTCTGGTTGAGGTTCGGGTTTTAAAATTTTATCAATACTCTTAGTGCCCAAAGCTTCATAAACTCTGCGATAGGCTTCTCTTAAATTATGCATTCTTGGATTGGATTGTGCAATTTGTAAATTCGTTTGAGCCAGGGTTACGCGTTGCGCTAAACTATAAATATTGGGATCTGCAACCGGAATCACATCGACACGTTCGTCAAAGTCTTGAACTTTAACCATTTGATTCGCTCCGTAAACCGCATAGGGATAAACAGGGGGTAAATAAGTAGAAAAGATGCCCGCAAGTAATCTGAATTCGTTTCGCATCGCATAATAGCAACGCTTGTGTACGGCATTCATGACCCTCGAACCACGTTCCAGTAATGCCATCGTAGAGCCTACATTTCGATTCTGAGTATCATTCCCCGTTGCCATATCGGTAATAGCTGCAAAACGTTGCCCTGCACCTACGACAAAACCTAATAATTGCATCAAAGTAGCACTGGGTTCTTTAAAAGGTAAAAGTTGAAATTGATCTTTAATGTTTCCGCCTGGAGCGTCGACATCTCTGAACTCTCCAGGCTGGAAAGGTTGATCATCATCTCTAATTCTGATTCCTCGGGACTTAAAACCGGCTGGCAGATTGCTTAAGGTACCTGCATCTAACAGTTGTCTAAGCGCTTGCGTTGCGGTTCGTGAAAGTCCGCCAATCATATGGATAAGACCAAAACCATAAAATCCTAAACCCGGTAAAAATTTGTAGTGAACAAAATATTCTTTTCGTTTTTTAGTTTCATCATTTTCTTCGTAATTACGATAAACCGATAAAATTTGATTCGAGCCTTCATCTACCGTAACAATGTAAGGAACTTTAACTCTTTTGTCTTTCTGAGAAATAGGTCCTCTTTCAATCTCATATTCATCTAAATCTAAATCCACGTGCATTTCTAAAATGCTAAAATTTGTTGCACGATCAACACTGGGCGCAATCCCTTCTAAATCATTATATTTTTTTTGAATATCAGTTTGACCCGTTTGAATGGGTTTTAATTCAATGTCTAAATAAAAACCCGCTTTTTGTTTTTTGAGAATTTCGTTTTCACTCATTTTAACAACGTGAGTGATTCTTTCACAATCTAAAAGATCAGTAGCATAATAAGGAACCACTAAATCTTCAGAGGGAACAAATTTTGAAACGGCTCGTTCCATGACCGCGTCGTAATAAACTTTTTTAAAAGCGGATCCCGCTAAAGGAAGGAAAAATAATAATTGATCAAACTCAGGAGTATATTCTTGCATTTTATCCATGAGCATATAGTTCATAAATTGTTGAACTCTTTGCGATTGTGCATAAACCTGTGGAGTTTCATCTCCAACAATGGCACATTTTACTGGACCATCGGAAGGTAATAATTCTTTATAGGCTTGAGCTTGAAATTGTGTTACGGCCTCAGCAAGTAAAGGATGAGTTACATTTGCTGAGCCACGAAAAGGACGCGTCATCTCCGTATATTTAAATCCTAAAAGATCTAAACCTTGAGTATAACCCGTTTCCCAATCTTTTCTTGAAATTTTATCTTTTTTGTATTCGTTGACTAAATATGTGGCCAACTTCGAAATTGTGCGCGCATCCATGTCCTCTGCGAGATTTGCATAAAAATCTTGCGGAGCTTCTTCAACAAATTCTTCTTCCAAATTTTCATTAGGCGTTTCGATGTCTATAGCAACTTCTTCAGCTGCCGGAGTTTCTACAACTTCAGTAGTTTTCTTTTCAACGTCTGCCATAAGACCTTAAAATGTTTCTGTAAATAACGGACCATTCAATTTGGTATTAACAATAACGCCGCCTCTAGCTTTAACCATTTTACCGTGCTTAGCTTTAACAGTGCCACCTTTTTTAGCACCACCCCAGAAATCTGAGTAAACTGGTTTACCTGCAGCTTTCTTTTTTGCAAATTTAGTGCCACCAGAAATAGCATCAATTAAACCTGATTTGATGTTAGCATCTTCCATAGCAGCTGTTTTTGAAACATTCCCCTTCATGCCTTGGCTTTTTAAATATTTAGAGCCTGCATAAGCTGCACCTGCAGCAACGGCTGCTTTAGCTAGTTTTTTACCCCAGCCTTTTTTAGCTTTGATCATTGTGCCTCCTTGAGCGGTAACCATTGTACCTGATTTAGCTTTCCAGTCTTTGGAACGTTTGCCCCATTTACCATAAGATTCATCTCTTGCAACTTTTTTGTCGTGCTTGGTTTTTTTCTTACCAAGTCTCATTCCAATAGATTCATCTTCTTCGTCTTTGTAACCTTGTTTTTTTGCCATGATATATATCTCCTTCGTTTATAAACTAAGATTATAATACCATTTACACTAGTAAGCTACAATGTGCCAGCCTTATTTCAGGAACCAGTCTAAAAATCTCTGTAACGGGCCTTTACCCTTTTTAGGAGATCGTCCCTTGGCCCAGGCTTCGTTAAAAAAAGGAGTATCCTTGTCGTCTCCTTTATAACGGCCTTTTGTGGTTCTAGCTCTTTTATGTTTTTTCATTATAATAAATCCTGATAATAATTAACCATTCCACCTGTATATTTCTTACGAATATCACGAGTCAGCTTTCGATCTACCTTAATCTTTTTTAAAGCTGATTTAGGAAGAACCAAACGTCCCCAACGAGATGGTTTACCTCCTCCATAAGGACCAAATTTATCTGGAACAAACTTCATAAAGAGTTTTTTGCCTAGCTTATGTTCTTTTGCAGTTAAATCAGCCTTAAGAATTAATCGATTAGTCTTCTCTTTAATATTTTTAGCAATTCCTTGAGCCGCGCTTTTATAATCTACAAAATAACGTCCTTGAAATTTTTTGGAAACAATACCTTCTCCATGGGGAGAAGCTTTCTTTTTACTCGCGGCTCTATAAACCCGATAAAGTTTTTGTCCACCTTTAATAATTAATCTTGCTACCATTAGTAATAAACGTATTTTTTTCGTCTTTGAT